ATCTAGCCCACTTCCTATGCCATACCCAACAGCCCCGCCAACAAGAGCGCCACCAGTAGCAGCACCTGCGCTGTAATATGGACTGCCATAGCCACTGAGTGCCGCTTGTGCTGCACCGCGTCCAGCTGTACCGCTAAGCATTGAGTTTGTGCCAAAGAGTGAATTCACGCCTCCGCCCATGCCATTGAAAAACGCCCCTGAGCTTGTCCAGCCGTTGTTCATCAAATAGCCGCCTATGCTTGAAAACGGCGAACCAAAGCCTTTGGTAAAGGTGTCGTAGGCTGTTTTAAGGTTTGAAATGGATGAGAGCAAATTTGTCGTGCCTTTATCCAGAGCAGAAGCTCCGCGCAAAATTTGCCCTGTGCTTGAAAGCTCTACCGTCGTGCCGCCGACCGATCCGCTCCAGCCGCCGCTATCGTTTTTGGCTAAACCCAAATTTGAAGCGATAGAGGCCAAATTTGAGCCGCCGCCCAGCATTGCCCCGAAACCGCCCGAAATGCCCTGCGACAATACGCGCGCGTATGGACTGATTAGGTCGCGCATTAGATTCGTACCCATGTCTTTTAGTGCGGTTTTTAGGCTTTTCGTTTTTCCTATGAAAAAGTTGAAAAAACCGTCGTCGACGGTTTTTTGCATACTTGAAACCGTGTCGGCCCAGCTGTTTTTTATGTCTTTAAACGCCGCTTTCGTGTTTTTGACGTACGGCTCTAGGTATTTTTTCTTTTGAATTTCGAGGTATTTTTTAGCATCTTCCTCATTTAGCTCAAGCTTTTTGATTTTCTCTCTAGCTTTGGCGCTTTCTATGCTCCACGCTTTTTCATATTCGCCGATTGCTTCGTAGTATTTTTTCTCAAGCTCTTCACGCTCTTTTAGAAAGCTTGCATGCTCTTTTAGCACTTTATTTGCTTCCTCAGTTTCTAAGATGTCAAATAGCTTCGCCTTTGCTTTGGCAGCTGTTTTTTTATCAATGCCAACTTTTAGCCACTCTTTTTCTTTATGCTCGATGTCATCAAGTTTTTTCTCATATTCGCTCATACCAAGGCGTGCGATTTCTCGCAAGGCGTTGTTGTATGAGCTCATATCCTTTGAGGCTTTTTTAGCAGCTTTGGCTACGGGCTCTATCTTTGGTGGCAAGCTTTGCAAAGACTCACCGACATCTTTTGTGGCAGCTTTGGTCTCTTTGGCGGCGGCACGGGTGTTTTCTTTGATTTCATTGAATAGATCTTTTGCGGCTTGCGCAGCTCTTTCTTGCGTATCTTCTACGGATTTATACGCCTCCATAATGCCACTTGAAGCATTGGTCGCAAAATTTACGCGCCCAAATGTGGTCTCTCCATCCCAAAGCCAAGCTATGCTATTGTATGCTTCTTGTGCGTTTTTGATGACGGCGTTGATCTTGTTTTCGATGATGAGAGTGAGCACATCGAAACCGCTTAAAATAGCTGTCGGGATAGCTAGGAGCACCTTTGCAGCTGTGGCGCCAATATAGAGGATGCCAGAGCCAATGAGTTGAAATGATCTAAAAACATCCTCTCCAAATTCTATGATGTCATCTTTATGATCTTTTATAAGTTTGCCAAAGTCATTAAGGCCTTTGGTGACAGTTTCAAACATTGGCTTAGTTAGCTCACGCGCTATCTCAGTGATTTCGTTTTTAACCCCACCAAGGGCTACTTCGTAGCTATTTCCAGCTTCACCGCTTAGCTCTTTGAATTTAGCCAGCTTTTTAATGAGATAGTCATACACCTGCCCGTTTTCATTTGCTTTTTTGAGTTCTTCGTTGGTAAGCCCAACTATTTTCATGAATGAGCCCATTTCGGAAGCGGCTATGACAGTGCCAGTAGCTAGACTATCCATCATAGGGGTTAGATCGTTGATGTTTTTGCCCACGGCTTGCGCGGCAAGTGCGATACTATCCATCGCTTGCACCGCTTTTTCACGGCTACCTTGCCCGGCAGACGTGGCGTAAAACATATTGAAAGCACCAGTGATCTCTTCAAGCGTAAATTTTGTTTTTGCGTTGGTTTCGTTTAGCTGATTTAGGATTTTCTCACTTTCAGCCATACCCAAATTCCATTTTTCATGAGCGTCTAAAACGCGCCCCATAGAACTTATGTTTGAGGAGTTGGCGGCGATTAAGCCAGTTAGTTGAATTTGTAGGTTTTCAAAGCTTTTGTTTGCTTCAAAGCCGGTGCTTACGAGATCTTTGAATGCAGCCGTGAGAGCCGCGACCCCGCCTATTTTTAGGGCGAGCGCGGCAAATGAGTCTTTTAGTCCAGCAGTAGCGGTATCTGCTTTTTTGACATTTTTGGCTAGATCTTCAACGTCAGCTTTGGCGGCTTTTAGCTCTGTCGTCTCGCCGTTTATAGTGATGGTTATCTTTACGTCGTTATCTGCCATTTTTCCTGTTACCTAATCTGCCATTAAAATTTAATCTTGCTTGCTCATGATCGCCACATATCTTTTTGAAACCTCAAACATCCATAAAAAATCTATTTTGAAGCGTTTGCAAAAGGTGCGCAATACGAGTGTGTCGCACTCAAAGACTGCTCCGTTTAGTCCTTGTCTCACGACCAGAGCGATACCTAGCCCCCGCAATATGAGCGTCTCATAAAAATCAAGCCCAAATTCATCTGGGCTCATTTGAGATTGCACGTAAGCAAGGATGCGCTCTACTTTTTTGAGCGTTCCTTTTCGATCACGGCATCTATGGCGCGCATCACATCGATGTAGCTAAGACCTTTTTCTTCGATTTCAGCCTTGAAAGCCTCCACATCTTCACCGCTAAGCGTGAGATCGAATCTTTTCTTTGCGGTCTCATCGACATCGATCTTAAACTGGTCGGCTTCCTTGATCTCTTTTTGTTTGGTTGAAATTTCATCTATGATGCCAAGCACATCTTGCAGCGCATTTGCCTTTGCCTTGCCTTCTAGGCACGCAGCGACCTCTTTTTTGACTTCTTTGGCTTCTTCGAGAAGTGCTATCTCGCGCTCTAGGTTTTTGATAGTCTCCACTGTGTCTTTTAGCCCGCCAAGCTCATCATTTAGAGCGCGAGCTTCGCTCTTTTTTAGCTCTCTATATTCGAGCTTAAATTTAGCCTCATCGATGTTGATTTCAAATGGAAATTTAGTCTTCATTATTGTCTCCTTATTCTTCGTCCATAAATGTAAATAGCTCTTCGTCCGCAGCACGCAATATTTTGCCTTTGAGTGATAGTTTTGCAAAGTCTGAGCCGCTAACCGTCAGATCGCCCTCGAAGCTAAGATTAACAAGCGGGATCGTTAAAATTTGAGCTTTGCCCGTGGCTAAATTTTTACCATCGACAATGATCTTTCCTAGTGAATTTGATAGCTTTTGCGGCACTATTTTTTTAAACTTCACAGGATATGTGCGCGGCGCACATTTATCGACTGTGAAGCTGCCCGCCGCCATGTTTTCGGTGGCGATGTATATTTTTGTGTCTTTTAGCACCGGGTCACCGATCTTGATTTGCTCGGTATCTGCTTTTATGGTCTTGCCAGTGAAAAATTTACCACCCGCTGCATACGTCTCACTTTCGACTAGACCCTTAAAGCAAAGTGCCAAATTTGGTATGCTGATGTCGCCAATCTCGGTGCTGAACGTGTATTCAGCCTTTGTTTCAAGCTCCATGACGCTTTCGCCCAAACTCTCATCGTTTGAAAGCAGCTCTTTTTTCTCTACCGTGCGGTTTAGGCTCACGCTTTGTTGATACCCAAGCACGGTCGCCTCTGTTTTTCCTTGCGGGACGAAGCTCACTGTTGCAGTGGCTAGTCTTGCTATTTTTTCATTTGCCATTTTTGTTCTCCTTAAATTTTAGTTTTTGAGCCCAGTTTAAATTTATAGCAAGCTAATCGCACTTTGAAGGCAAAATCGTGCGGGCTGTTCTCTTTGCCTGAAAAGTGGCGATTAGCAGGGTCAATCGATAAACTCGGCTATTTTTATCTTAACGTTGAATTTCACGCAATACAGCGCATTTGTGACAAACGCTGCCTTTGCACCATATACGATGTATTCGCTATTGCTCGCCCCAAAACGAAATAGATCGCGGCGCATCTCATCCACTCTTGGCAGCAGCGCGCTTTTGTCGGCATTGAGCGTATTGGCAGCGATGATGACGCCAAATATTGCATTGTCAGTTGATTCATTTACGCGCTCAAAGCCCTCAAACACGAGATACTCGCCGTTTTGCTCGAGAGCTTCGTAGCTTGGTAGCTCTTTGAGTGAAAATTTATCTTTGAGCTGCTTTGCTATTTGGCTGATTGAGTTTGTCACAGCACATCCTTTCGCATCTTGCTTTGATAAAATTTAGCTGAGTGTAGTTTGCCCTCATCATCCACAAAAGGCGAGCTTTTGATAAACTTTTGTGCTGCCTCAAAGATCATCTCATCTTCGGCATTTAGCTGCACTTTGAGATAAATTTTAAGTCTGATATATGCGAAGTCTTCCTTTGCAAAATACGGCACATCTCTACCTTTGCTTATCTCCTCAGCATCATTTACCGCGCGCTCTACCATTTCATCTGTGATCTCGTTTGGGTTTTGCAGGCTTTGCTTAGCCCTGCTGGTTAGTTTCGCTTTCATCTGCGCCTTCTTGCGTGTTTTCATCTGCGTTTTCAGTGTTTTTTGCTTCGGCTTCTTTATCTTTATTTTTATTGTCACTCTTTTTCTTTTTGCTTTCAAGTTCAAGCCCTTGGGCTTTTACAAAGCTTTCATAGTTACCCATTGCAGCTCCTTATTCTGTCGGTGCGTTTTTATACGCCATTTGCCACAGGCCGTATCCTGCGTTATCTTCGGTGTCTATGCCGTATCTAAACTCTTTTCTCATAAATGCCGCTTCGTTATCTAGCTTATCTTGAGCGACGAATTCGGCCTCTTTGTTTTTCTGAAGTACGATAGGCTTGACCGCCCTTGAAGTATCTAGCAAGTACCACGCTTTTTTCTTGGTTAGCTCGTAGCACACGAGGATTTCGACCTCTTTATAGAGAGGATTACTGCCGCCGCCAGTCTTTTTCTCAGCCAAAAATAGCTCTTTAGCCTTTGCTTTTAGCTCAGGCGGCACTACGATGAGATTTGGCTTTATGCGAAGCGGATTTCCGTTATCCTTGATAAGCCTGCCCATCTCGGCTACCGTTTTTTCGTAGTTTTCCTCGGTTAGTTCCAAATTGCTCAAATTTGAAAAATTTTGCCCTTTTACCTGGTGATCGGCGGCGAAAAACTTCTTGCCGTCGTAGCAGTCGCCGTTTGACTCAAGTAGACCAAACACCATAGAGTTGTAGTGCTCCGGTACCGCGGCGGCTAGATCTATGATGCGAGGCTTTACGATGCCTAGGTTATCGTATTCGATGACGTCGCGCTTGACCTTTATCGATGATTCCCAATCTTTTTTAGAGATAGTATAGTTCCATGCCGCCAGCTCGTTTAGCGTTCTATCTCCTACCCATTCTCGCATACTAGGCATATCCGCTAGCCACGAATAATCGACCGTTACTGTATTTGCGCTTATTTCGGTAGCGACTTTCAAATAATCGCTATTTTGCGTATTTAAAGCATCGTTAAATACTGTTTTAAAACCTTTTGAAACCGACTCCATATATGCGGCATCAAGTACTCTTCTTGGCATTTTTTCTCCTTTTTATAGACCTAGTTGAGCTTTGACGTCTGGATCGATATCAAGCCCCTCTTTTTTGTTTTTCTCGTAGCTTTTTTCTTTTAGCACGCTTGCAGCCTCGCTTTTTGAAACTTCCATAAAGCTATCTAGCGCATTGCCTTCGAGCGCCATAGCCATCTCTTTGCGATTAGGCAAAAGTTCGCCGTTTTTTATGGCGCTTTCTATTCGCGCGGCTTTAGCGTTATTGCGCTCGGTATCAAGCGCTGCTTTTAGCTCTTCTATCTCTTTATCTTTTGCGGTTACTTGCGCCTGTAAAGTCGCGTTTTTCTCGTTTAGTTCGGCCAGCTTTGCGGCTAGCTCGGAATTGTTTTCGGGCATCTCTTCTCCTTTGTTATTTAGTGCCTTATTTAGCAAATTTGGACGATTTACAAGCCCCACGCTTGCGATCCTCACCACCTCTCTTACTCCGTTGTCGCGGTAATTAACCTCGTAAGCCGGGCTTAAGTATCTATATAATTTTTTATCTACTAGTCCTTTGCCCACCTCGGTAAATTCCAAACTCGCGTAAATCCCGTCGTCTCTAGCTTCAAGCGAATTTACGTCAAACCACCCCATCGCTTCGCCGTCGTAGTGATCCTTATCTAGCAAGATATCTACGTTTTGGCTTTTGGTATTGGCTACCACAAACGAGGCGTCGATGTTAAATACGCGGCCGTCGTAGCCCATAACCTGCTGACCGGCGGGGCTGATTTTTATCTTTCCGTCTTGCAAGCTATTTAGTTCAAGCGCTACCACGCTTTTTTCAAGCTCTGTCATTTCGCTCCTTTTATTTTGACTTCGCGGACGAACAAAGTCCGTCCTTACGAGCGGGGATTTATCCCCTGCACCCCTCTAAAGCACACCGTCGCTCTCGGCGTCGGCGTATTTAGTTTTCTTGCCTCGCATTTTATGGCTTTTTTAAAATTTAACCATTCTAAATACCCGCTATTTGGAGTGCTTGTAAAAAAATTTTGCGTTATAGTTTGCGTAAAAAATATGCGATGAAAAAATAAAAGTTAAAGGAAAAAGTCGCGAAGTATTTTTGAGGAATTTTTGCGGTTGCGACGCGAGAAATAAGCGGAGCATACTTGAAGTATGTGAGCATTATTTTCTCGCTAGCTCCGTAAAAAGCGCCAAAAAGACAAGCGGCAAGCAAAAAAAATGAAAGACGTAATAAAAGAACTGTATATACAAGGAAAGACCGTAGATGAAATTTGCGCCGCTTTAAATATCGCGCGCCAAACTTTCTACTACCATAAAAAAGCGGATTTTAAAAAAGGCATCGACTGGGACGGCCTAAAACTGGCAAATTTAAGAAGCGAAGACGAGCTTGAGAATAAAGAGGCGCTTTTTGTAAATAGTCTCATCGAAAACTACGAGAAATTTTTAAAAGACGCCGGAGAGCTAAGCCCGGAACATATCGAAAATCTTCATAAATTCGCAAAAACTTATTGGAGTATCAAGGCTCCGCGCCAAATCAACCCAAAAGAGATCGAGCTAAAAACTGCTAAAAAAACCGTTCAAACGATCGCAAATTTAGCTCTCTCGCAAAAGCAAAGCGAAGTCACCACGTGGCTTAGCGAAAATGCCGACGCAATAATTTCAAGCGTGCTAAAAAATGAAAAGTAAAAATTTAAGCGTTTCAAGCCATTTTAGCCTTTTAGTTATCAAGGGTATCGCCTCAAATGATTTAAACGAATTTAAAGGGGGTTTAAACGCTTTTAAAAGGGGTTTTGATATATGGACATAAAAGAACTGAAATCTTATTTGAAATCACTACCAAATATTTTAGATGATCAAGGAGATTTTAGGCACGAAAGGGCGCAAAACGATTTTTATTATTTTGCGACGCAGTATTTTGCGCATCAACTTGGCATAGAGGACAAGGTAGGGCTATCAAATTTTAAAGAGCATAGTAAATTTCGCCTTTTCGTGTATAACAAGCTTGAAAACGTCTGCGAGGATAGTCGTTGTGTGCTCATAGAAGCTTACAGGGGCGGTGCTAAAACGACGCTGATAACTAGGTTGTATCTGCTTTGGCAGCTTTTGAGCGGACGCAAAAACTACGGCATAGTTGTTAGCTCGACCATAGACATCGCAGTTGAGAGCAGCGATACCTTGCGTGTGGAGCTTGAAGAAAATGCAAAGCTAAAAAATGATTTTAAAATTTCAATCGGCGAAAAGTGGAAAAGTGAAGAGTTTATTTTTTATGTCGATAAAAAGCCAAAGAAGCTTAAATTTTTTGGTGCTGGCAAAAAAATAAGGGGCACGAACTTTTTAGGACGCCGTCCTGACATCATCATAGCTGACGATATAGAAAACGATGAAAACGTCGAGAGCCTAGCGCAGCGTGAGAAGCTTTATAAGTGGTTTAGAAAGGCTGTTTTAAAGCTGCCAAGCAGGTATGATGATAAATTTAACATCATCGTCGTTGGCACGAGACTTCATCACGACGGGCTTTTAGCACGCATTAAAAAGCTAAGTAGCTTTACTAGCTTTAATTTCCCGCTTGTTGTTAAATTTCCAGATAATATCGACGCACTCAACAAAGACAGCATAAAAACAGCAAAGATCATAAATATGAAGCTTGATGATGAGAGTATGGATAAGCGTGCGATTTTGGCTGAGTTTTTTGACGACAAAGAGAGCTTTTATTCCGAATATCAAAACGAACCTTTAAGTAAAGATGGGGCGATATTTGCTGAATATAAGACCTATGAAGTGATGCCCGTTTGCGATGCTTATTACATCGGTATTGACCCAGCCATGGGAAAGGCAAGAGGGGATTATTTTGGGCTGGCACTGCTTGGCAAAAAAGACAAACAATACTATCTTGACGCCAAAGGCTACAAGATAAAGCCTGATATGATGATAGAAAAGATAGTAAGGCTTTATCTTAAAATTTTAAACTTTGGCAAACCTGTAAAGATAGCCATTGAGACGATCGCGTTTCAGGAGTTTTTCAAAGACAAGCTAAAAGATGAATTTGCCAAAAAAGGCATTATTTTAAGCGTTTGCGAGCTAAAAAACTCGGTTGCAAAGGAGCTTAGACTTGACGCACTTGCGCCATACATCACAGATGGCACGATAGAGGTAAATTTAGACAACACACTTTTGATAGAAGAGCTTGATACATATCCAAAAGCCCCGCACGATGACTTGCTGGATGCTAGCGAAATGGCGTTTCGGATCGCTTCAAGTGTCGCCATAGCAGACTATCGCGCGATCAATAAAATCATTAAGAAAAATAAAAATTTAATCAGATCATTAAAGGATAGATACACGTGAAAAAAATAATCATAAAAAAGAGTGATAAAGCAGATGTGTTAAGTGGCATAAACTACGATCTTGTAAGATCAGCCATCGTTGAAGGCAGCTTTGAAAGCCTTGTGCGGGTATTTGAGTATTTCAAAGCCACAGACGCACAAATAGGCTCAGAGCTTTTCAAGCGCAAGGTCTATGTCAGTGCATTACCGATATTTTTTGAGAGTGAAGATAAAGCGCAAAATGAGTTTATGCTTAAATATCTTGAAAGCATAAAATTTAAAAAATTCCTTTTTGCCTGCACGGCTGCGATCGCTTATGGCTTTGCTCCTTTTATCAAGCAATGGCAAAACACGGACGGCGAAATTTTACCGCAGTTTAGCTTCATCGCACCGACATACTTTAACACTGACCGCGAGGATCGGCTATATCTAAAACAAAGCTTTGAAAAGCTATATGTGGATGAGAATTTAGATTTGTTTTGGCTACATTTTCACCCAACAGATAGCGGCGACATCATCACTCAAAGTCTGATGTATCGAATAGTAACGATCACAGCCCTTAAACACCTTGCCATCTCAAAATATATGAGTTACTTTGACAGCCTATCCGTGCCACCACTTGTGGTGAAATCTGACTCCATAGAAGATGAAAGCAAAAGTAGTGCGCTCATAGAAGCGGCGGTAAATTTACGCGCAAACGGAGTGGGGCTTTTTTCAAAAGATGATATTTTAGAGCTACTTAACGGCAATGTTGATAAATCGACCTTTCTTGAATTCATTAAATATTGCGACGATAGCATATCAAAAAGCATAACAGGACAGGTGCTTGCTGGCAACTCACAAGCAAACGGCACGCAAGCTCTTGGCAAGATACACAATGAAGTAAGACAAGACATCCTACGCTTTGATGCGATGCTGATAGGTGCAAGCATATATGAGCTGATAAATGAAATTTTGGTGTTAAATTTTGCAAACGTCAAGCCATTTAAATTTATGCTCGATGCAAATCTTGAAGCCGATGAAGAAGCCTTATCAGCCGTATATGAAAAGATCACAAATATGGGATATGAGATCCCAGTGGAGTTTATGGAGACGACCTTTAAAATCAAGGGGCTAAAACTAAAAAGTGAGCAAAATGAGCCAGCAAATAATGCTTCTAAGCAAAGCAGGCAAGATAAAAACGCAAAATCTTTAAATTTGCCACTCGATAACATCGACGCAGCGCTTGCATCTAATCAATACAACAAAGCAGACAAAGAGATTTTAAAAGCCGTTGAAAGCTCGTTAAATACGCTTTTAAAAGATAGCAGTAGCTACGAAGAAGCCTTTAAAAGGCTTGGCGATATGTATCAAAACCTAGATACGACTACGCTTGAAGATGTGATGATGAGAGCTATTGCAAATGCCCAGATTTATGGAAGCGATGAATGAGCCCACTTAAATTTTCATTTTTTGATGAGCCTGTAAATGCACTCGCTGCGCTAAAAGCAAGAAAGCCCGAGCTACATTTTGACTACGATGAGATCATGCACGAAACACACACAAGAGTTTTTACAGTTGCAAAGATCACTAAAATAGATCTGCTAAACAACATTCAATCAAGCCTTGAAGATGCATACAAAAAGGGTCAGAGCTTTGGGGAATGGCAAGAAAACATTAAGCCCGTGCTAGCAAAAAAGGGCTGGCTAGGAGACGTAAGCGTAACAAATCCAAAAACCGGAGAAACGAAACAAATCTACGTGGGTTCCAGGCGGCTAAAACGGATTTTTGAGACCAATATGCGCGTAAGCGTAGCAAAGGCAAGGTATGAAAGCCAGATGAGCTCGCCATTTGAGTATTTTAGATATGTAGCCATACTTGATCGGCGCACAAGGGCATCTCACGCAAAGCTGCATGGGCTCATACTACCAAAGACGCATAAATTTTGGCAGAAAAATTACCCGCCAAACGACTGGGGATGTCGGTGCAAAGTGCAGGTGGTAAGCGAATATGAGATCAAGCAAAAGGGTTACAAGATAAGCCAAAGTGCGCCAGGGAGCATAGCAAGCAAGGACTGGGCGTATAATCCGGGCAAAAGCAGCGAAAGTTTAGAAGCTGTGCTAGATCAAAAGGTGGCAAATTTAAGCGGTGTATTAAAGCAGATCGTAAAAGATGACTTGCAAGATTACGAGCGTCAGAGGAATTTGTATGTGTGGGAGAAAAGCCTCAACGAAGCAGTAGATGAACTGCTGATCAAAAAAAACAAAAGTGCTCCAATACAGGCTTTTCAGGTTGGCTTACTAAGCCCGCTCATAGCCCAAAAGACGAGTGAAATTTTAAAAACCGTAGTTGAAGAGAGGCACATAGCGGGAGACAAACGCGGCATTTTACATATCAGACCCGAAAGAAAAGGGCAGTTTGGTCAAGCCTTGGGCATAGATGAAATAAGGCAAATAGTTAAAATTCTAGCTGACGATGATACACCAGTAAGCGTAGATGAAAAAAATAATAGTATCATTTTTTGGTTTGAAGACAAAACGGATAAGACGAAGATGAATAAAGTGGCTGTAAATATAAATCACAAATTAAAAAAATTTGGAACTACAAATTATATGGTAACGGCTGGAAAAGTCGATGTCATAGAGTTTAAAAAAGCAAAAATCATAAACAAATAAGAGATGGCGACAGGAGTTGCACCTGCAATACCACCCACACCCGCCAAGAGCGGGGGAGTGCCGAATACTACATTCTCGGCATCAACCATCTCTTTAATTATCATTATACCACAAATTTAGCTTTTTATCATCTTCGCTATCTCATCATTCAAAAAGCTTTTGATGTTTTCCTTTAAATTTGGCTCTAACTCGCCATTACTATCTACTGGCAAAAATGGACGTGCTGGGATATGGACATTTTTGTGTTTGCCAGCTTTATTTGTGCCAAACTGATGTGTGAGTCCGTATGGGTATCCATCAGCCGAGCTATTGTTTGAGACCGTGACGCTTGTTTTTGTGGCGTTTATGTGCCAGTTATGCGCTAGATTTCCTTTTTGCTGCAATATCTTTCTTGTGCCACCAGCTCCAAATTTATCTAAAAATCTTTTACGATGGCGTTTGCCGTTTTTGGTATATGCATCATGTGTGCCACTTTTTATGCCCTTTAGCCCACCACCACCAAACTCACTAAACACTGTGGTGGCTGATAGCGGTTTCCACTTCTCCCCCAAAGGGCTTCTCTCATCTTCAAAGGCGTTTTCGATAGAGTTTGCAATCATATTGCCGATACCATCAAACGTGCTTTTTGATAGAGCGTTGCCACTTTGAAGCTTGTCAAGCTTGCTTATGATCTCATCAAGCCCTTTGATTTCTATGCTCATCACGTGCCTCTATAAATTTTTGTAAGTATTCGTCATTTGGCTTGATAGTCTCAATTGTAGTCCAAGTCCTGCCGCATTTATCGCAACGCCTAAAGCGCACAGTTTCAAGCCCTTTTACGGTAGCGCCGACTCTTGTTTTTTCGTTTCCGCAATACGGACAAAACATTTTTTACTCCGCAGGGCAACAAAGTCGCCCTTTGCGGGCGGGAGATGTGCTCCCTGCACCCACCTAAAGCACACCAAGACTTTCGGTCTTGGCGCATTGTTGCGCTATAAATTTATATTTTGGGTAAGATTTTAGCGCATATTTTAAAATTTTCCCAGTATATCAGCCCCGAGCTTTGGCTCTCTCTGTTTTGATTACGGCTTCAAGTCCCGTGATTATCTTGTTCGCTCGTTTTTTGTCAAGCGCGTATAGCTTAGGCACCAGGCAGCCCGTTTGCCTATAAAAAAATCTAAGCCTTGCCGCCTCGTCCCAGCCTAGTTCGTTTATCAAAATTTCAATCTTTTTTATCTGTTTTTGCGTGATTTTATCGGGCTTAGTTAGGTTTCGACCTGCGTAGTCGGGCGTAAAATTTAGCCTATCCTCGCACTTGCCGCGCAGGATATTTACGGCCGTGTTTAGCTCGTTTATGCTTAGCTCCTTGCTGCTTTTTACGCCAAATCTAAGATCCAGCCAGTCTTGCCACGCCTCGTTGCGTTTGATCTCTTTGTAGAGAGGATCGGTATGAATGATCGTTAAAAGCTGCTTTCTATAGAGGTCTTGGTTTTTGGTCATTTTATATCCTTTATGCTCCAGCATATACGCTTTTGCCGCTTTCAAGATCGGCGATTATATGCTTTCTTATGCGTTCAAAGCCTAGTCTTATAGCCGGATCTTTAGCGCGGTTCTCAAAGCTGCCGTTACTTAGCTCCTCGTAGGGCTTCTTTTCTTCTTGCATAGCCTTTTCGTCACGTGGCAGGCGGTAGATCGCCTCGCAGTCTATCTCGCGAAAGATTATGCCCGCTTCTTTGATCGCGGCAAGGTTATCCGCCCAAAACTCGCGCAGTTTAGCCTTGATATTTTCCTTGTTCAGCTCGAAAGTCTGCTTTGCTGCCGGGTGCGAAAAGACGAAATGCAAATTTATACCGCGGATCGCAGCGTATTTAAATATCTTCTCGTTTATTAGTCCGAGCAGGGCAAATTTAGCCATATCGTTTATTAACTTTCGTTTGTTTAGCTCTGTTATAGTTTCGTGCATTTTTTAAACCTTTTAAAATACGTTTAACGGCGAATTAAACGTATTTTAAAGGGCTTAAAGCCCTTTAACGCGAATTCTTAGCTTCGCTCGTCTTACAAATCTAGGCAAAAGCCTATTTTTACCGTCTCTTAAACCCTTAAAGTTGTGCCACAGGCCTTGAAACACGCCTTCTTTCATTTCCCTACCTCCAAACTCTCAATTTTTGGCACTATGCGGAAGCTATCTTTTACCGTCCTGGTTAGCCCTAGCTTTACTAGATCTTCGTCTTTTAGCTCCGCTAGCGCATCTTTGTTGGGCTTTTCCTCGTATATGATGCACTCTTTAGCTAGTCCGTAGCTTTTGATCGCCTTTAGCAGGCTTTCTACTTTAGCCTTTATGCGGGGCAAGCTTACGCTTTTGGTTAGGCGGTAGCCGATCTCGCCGAAGGTAAATTCTTTCGAGCGTTTTTCGGCAAATTCGTGTTTGTTCTCTTCGCAAAAAAACGTGATTTGCTGCTCGATGTAGTTTTTCTCGCTTTCAAGCCTTTCTACTTCGGCCTTTCTGCTCTCTTTTATGCGGTTGCACTCAAGCGTTACTTCGCCGTTGATTTTTTCGATGCCTACGCTTAGCTCGCATACCTTTTTTAGCGCATTATCTATATCGCTAAAGCTTTTGATTTCCATATTTTCCTCCTAAGATTTTAAATTTCATCGCAAATTTGAGCTTGCAAACGTATCCGTAGACCGTGCAAACGGGCAAATTTGTTTTGGCTTTTTTGTGTCCTTTGAATGCTAAAGGCATTCTTCAAACAGCCCCTGCGAGGCTTGATTTTGCGAAAAATCGAGCTCAGTAAGCCCTAGCTCGTTAGCGTATTCGCGCTCTTTTTTCATGCCTTGCGATCTAGCAGCATCGGCGTGAGTCGAGAAATAGATATAAGAGCAGTGGCTAAGCAGTTCAAGTCCTGCGTTTATAGCCTTATCTCTATCTGTACTTTCATCGAATATCTCGCCGAAAGCTAGCACCGGGCTTATAGGTATATAGCCCGCTTTTATAACCTTTTGACACTCGGCTATAGCGAGCTTTTTGGCAGCAAAAGGCCTATTTATATCGCTTACGTTTAATCCCGCGTAAGGCGTAGCGACATAGACTAATCTCATCGTTTGTTTCACTCATTCTCCTTTCTTCAAATTTAAGTCTAAATGCTTAATCAAACCGCCCTCGGGCGGCTCGTTAAACACTTAAATTTTGATAGTATCGACGGCTATTTTTGTCCCTTTTATGCAGATATATTCGCCGTCTACTTCGTAAAATTTTCTTGAGTAATTTGCTTTTAGTCCTCGTATCATCTTTACTCCTCGTCCGAGCAAGCCCGGACTGCGGCGAGGGATTTTATCCCCTCGACCCCCTCTAAAGCCCTGCCTTACGGCGGGTTCCCCTCTTTACTCCTCTCCTAGATAACTCATCGCGTCGCCCAAACCTGCGCGAACCCTATCTTTTTGTATCATCGCCATCGTTTCTTTGATCTCTTCCCATTTTTTGCGGTTTCTAGGGTGAGCTAGCTTAGCTAGGGCGCTACGCTCTATCTGGCGCACTCGCTCAGTGCTTAGGCCTAGGATTTGGGCGATCTCTTTTAATGTCATTTTTCAGCCTAGGATTACCATTTGTGTGGCTTGCTCAATGATCTGCTCGTCTATTTCGCACTCGTTTAGGCTAGCTAGCCTCAATGCCTTTTTATATAGCTTACTCGAGCTTCTAAAGTTGCCTTTTGAGTACTCGAATATATTTTTGGCGTAAAATTTCTCGCACTCTTCTTCGCTTAGCCCTCTCATCGTCCATTTGCCGCAGATTCTGCTATATAGCTGCCTTAGCTCGCCGCTTTTGCCCATTAGATTTTTTAGTAGTATCTGCGTGCCGCAAAGGATTAGCGGCATTTTGGCAAAGTCGTATATACGGCGCAGATCCTCAAGCGCTCTTAGCGGTAGATGCTCGGCCTCGTCTATCATTACGATCTTGTCGTTTGATTTTAAAAACCTAGCCGCAGCCTTTAGCTTTGCGTTTAGCCCGTTTGGAGCCTCTATCTTTAGCGCCTCGCATAGATCTTCTAGCAGCACCTTAGCGCTAGTATGGCAGGTTGCCTCGATTAGCACTACGTTTGGATTGTTTTTTGCAAATTCTTGCAGTATCGTCGTTTTTCCGCTTCCGGCAGCGCCGTAGATTAGAGCGATCTCGCGCTCGAGTATGGCTTCGTTTATGACGAAATTCGCCATCTTTACGTCCGTGCTTACGAAAAACTCGCCATTTTTTGGCTCGGGTTGCGAAATTTTGCTTTTTTTGTTATGATTGTCGATGTATGAGTTTATTTTTGCGGCGATGGCCTGGCTGTCGCCCTTATAGCTTCCGCTCCTAAATTGGCTTATCAGGCTCGGGCTTACGCCAAGAGCTCTAGCTAAAGCCGACATACTTACCGAATTATCTTGCAAAAACGCATCGAGTTTTTTTACGGTTTCTTGCATTGCTTCTCCTTTATTTTTTACTTCGCAGACGAGCCAAGCCCGCCTTTGCGACAAGGAGCTACGCTC